TTATTTGCTTCACTCATCCTCTTTCTAGTCTCTTCTGAATGTTTTTTACCTTTATGTGCTTCACTCATCCTCTTTCTAGTCTCTTCTGAAACTTTTTTACCTTTCTGTACTTCACTCATCTTCTTTTTAGACTCTTCTGAATGTTTTTTACCTTTATTTACTTCACTTAGCTTCTTTCTAGACTCTTCTGAATGTTTTTTACCTTTATTTACTTCACTTAGCTTCTTTCTAGTCTCTTCTGAATGCTTTCTACCATACATAGGGTTATTTGTACCACTAATGTCAAACAATAGAGGCCATCCTGCCGACACATTATAATAGCGATCCCAACATTTTTGTCTCCTGTTCAGGAGTAGATTATGTTCCAGTTTAGTCATCTCCTCATCAGTTCCGTATGCAAGTATACGCCTCCTTACACCATCTGGAATGGTGCTTTTGGTGAAGGATTCCCACACAGTTGATGAATGTGTATACGAATCATCTGGAGAACCTTTATGTTTACCTAAATAATATTTCTTATTAGGTGCATCATACCAAATATATAGAAAGGATTCACTTGACATTGCTTCTTTCTCTTTTAGTTGTTGGCGTCCCCGATAGGACTCGAACCTATGACCCACAGCTTAGAAGGCTGTTGCTCTATCCGACTGAGCTACGGAGACTTACTTTCTGGTGTGATGTATGTCCACATACGAATGTAGAAGGACGGACCTAATCTGTCCATCTCTTCTTTGGGATAGCCGTTGGCTACAACCCATTCGTATATGTCTGACACAGAGTCAATGCCGTTGTTTGGTATAGCTTTAGGAAAACCATACTTCCAACCTACGGGAACGTCTACGTAGTATAGCTTCTGCCTGCCTTCCTTAATCCACGCAGCACTGTCTACCTCTTTCCAGAAAGGGTTAGTCATGTGACTATGCCAGTTGAAAATGCGGCGCATCAATGAAGGGTCTTCTGCCTTCTGATCTACGCTTATCTACGTAGGAGTTCATAGCGTCCTCCATACTACCGTCCCACACACGAATGTCAGGCACAGTCCACGCTGCACCCCAACAGATACCTACGCCCTGTTCGATTGCTGCTTCCTTCATTGCGTCAGCAATGTCATCATACAGGTTAAGTTCCCACGATCCCCGTGAACCTACATAACACATTAGGTCCACTGCGTCTCCCGTAAGATGGCGAGACTTCATTGTCTGTGATGCACCAGATGCGACAAGCTCCTTCTGTCTAGACAGTGTTCGTACACCTTCAATAACTCCGAAGTCTACCTTCGTAAGAAGGATGGCACCCTTTACTACAGCAACTAGATCAGGATTGACGCCCTCAAGATTCTTTTTTGATCGTGAACTCAGTGAGAAATCAGCCATCCATATTCTCCGTAGAAAAGAACTTAACTGTGTCCCACCTAATGAACACTACATTATCATTTGGAATAGATAGTTGAATGCCCTTATCAGCATAAACCATAGAAGATACATTATCTATAGTGAGACTTTCGGGTTGGTCACTCTTTGGATTTACTCCCGTCGTTATCACACGAACTCTCGTTGGTGGGTCATACAGTTGACGTAGGCGGGGTATCTTAGTTGCGGTAGTTCGTTCAGCCATTAGTGTTCTCCGTTATGCTGTGTAGCGACCAACTTTGTAGTCGAGGTCACAATGCACTATGCCGTGCCACCCCGTCAACTTGTTTTTAACTACGTTAAGATGACGCTGTGTGTCTTCTTCGTCCTGCCCCTCAACGGGAGGGTTCTTAGCAATAAGTAACATGAGATCAGCTTCCGCTGCTTTACCCGTCCTACTGCCTTCCATCATACTCTGATTGAGTACGACTTTATTTTCTGCTTCTGCTGATAGCTGAGACATATAGAGGACTGCACAGTCATACATCTTAGCTATCTGTCGAGCATAGATTGCGTTAGCCTTCAGTGCTTCATCCATACGAGCGAAGCCACCCGTCTTAGCGAACTTGTCACCCATATCCAGTATGAGTACGTCCGGCTTGAATGTCTTACATAGTGTCTCAACCCACGCCATATCTTTGCCTGTTGAGTCCTTAATGTAGACACGATCCTTCATCATCTGCCACTTCTGTAGTGCAGTCTCTTTATTCTGGCTGATGTTGTGTACGTCCTTACCCAACGCAGCAGTGAGGTATCTAGCGCCAACACGGTGTGCGCCTTCCTCATTACAAAGTACAACACACTTTGCACCCTGATCCGCGAAGCCACCCGGACCACACACAAGACTTGCGTGAAAGGATGTCTTGCCGGTGTTGGGTCTTGCCCCAATCTCCACAAGATGACCACCGTTGATGCCCGGAACCTTACGTGCAAGCGTAGGAATGTTGAATGACCATCTAGTCTCCAAAGCATTCTTAGCTAGTAATGACTCAAGAGATATATCTTCCCACTCCACACGTAACTGAGGCAGGAAATTATCTTGATGGTTATCCAACAATTCACGCAGTGGTTCGAGGCTAGTCTCCGTACCATTCACATAGTCAAAGCCTAAGTTGGCAATGTCCTCACCAACTACCTGCTGAAACATTTTTATGAATACGTCTTGTGCTACGTCTGAACCCATAGGGTCTTGACGCCTGATCTTATCAAAGAGGGCTGAGTACGCAGCCTTCTGTGCTGTAGTCATCGAAGGATTGTCAGCCATAAATATGGCCTCAATCTCATCCGGCTGCACAGCCCTGCCGTAATTCTCCATAGCTTCGTCGATAGATTTCTTTATCTTCTTACCATCAGATGAGAAGATGCGGTCAGGACATTTGGCTCCACGATGGTCATCGTAGAACTCTTTGTCCATCAAAGAGCGTAGTATTGCTAGTTCCATATGAGTCTCTCCAACTCGTTTAGATCGTCAGTTTTACCATATTTAAGATCGTCCAACAAGCGCAAAACCCGCACCTCTGGTATGCACGATCTTAACTTCCCCGCTATCTGAAGTGTCTTAGGTAGAGCGTCAGGGTCGAGAGCGACGATTACTTTATCGAAGCGGGAGAGAAACACAGTGTGTAACTCCGATAAAGATGTTCCGAGTAGGGCTACTCCCACTCGGTCGTCACCCCCGACCACATACGCGCTGATGCAGTCCTCCACCAGCACAGCCACCTTACCACGACCTTTGTGATATGGCAACCCCGAATCGTTGTATCGTTTCCATTTAGGTAAGCGGTGGCTAATCGCGCGCCCTGCTGCATCCACCAGCATACCATCTGAAAACACCTGAAATACAACGCGATGATCTCTAATATCATACATCACATGCTTCATGTCAATACCCCATTGACCACACCACTGAACTAATTCAATAGGCTTGTCATACGTAATAAAGTTAGGACGAATAAATTCCGTTACGGCTGCACGTGTTATAGGAGCAGACTTGTTTAGCTTATTTAATCTCATTACAATATCGTCAGCAGTCATACGGAGTTTAGACCTACCCTTAACATTGCAGCCTGCTTTGTAACAATTCCACAGTAACTCACCACCTACATTGCTGGCTGTGAATGTCTTAGACCCCTTACATACAGGACAATCTAGTCTTACAGACCTACCCACAGCTAATTCTAAATCTTTTATGTAATCTAATATGTTCATAGTATCTCTCCTCCTAAGACTAGTAGAGTTACAATATATAAGGTTTATATATATAATATATCTCTACTCTCCGGCTTGTACCAATCTTTTAGCACATATTTTTGTGGTGTGCAACCCCTTTTTTTATTACCCCCTACTTTTTAATGCCTCCGTTGCACCCTTCAACGTATTTTTTAGGTATGGGCTGAGTGAGGATGGTGTTGTGTGACCCGTAACCTGCATTATTGATGTAACAGGTACACCATTCTCCACCATTTCAGTAGTACCCGTGCGTCTTAGGTCACTTAACCACATATTTGTAGGCAAGTCCGCAGCCTCAAGTATTTTCTTAGCTATACGTGATACATCCGCACGTGAATAAGGGTAGAACTCACCATTAGCAGGGTGTACACGTGGTGCCACGTAAGGTTGGAAGCCAAAGTCCTCATACTGCTCACTCAACATTTCATGTAGCTTATCCTCTATTGGAAGATATACGGTTGCGCCCCGCTTAGTCTGTTGTATAGTGACCTGACGTGTCCGCAGATCAATGCAGTCCCACGTAAGTAGTCGAAGGTCATTCATCCTCTGTACCCACGCATACCCCATATGACATATGAGTCCAATGTTGCGCCACTCCCAATTATTGTAGGCTGTGGATAGAAAT